ACATTCCAAGCTGAAACCATTAATCGTCTTGAGTCTGGGTTTGTTTTAAGGTCGTTGATTAGGTTTGCGATTTGGTCTGTTACTTTAACTGCAACTTTACAATTTTCTTCTGTCACATCATATGGTATGAATTGCTTCCAACTTCTCCATTGCTTACCATATATTGGTCCTAATTCACCCCACTTCTTAGCAAACACATTATCATTTTTGATTCGCTCAATAAACTCATCTTTTGAATATGGTTCAATGGTAGGTACTCCTTTTGTGTCTATCGAATATGATTTTAAATATCTTACAATGTCCTTGTCACGTATAACTTTATGTAAGTAATTCTTATAAGCATCACCATCCCATATGTGACAGTTATTATCAACAAGGTATTTGATATTGGTATCACCTTTTAAAAACCATAGTAATTCTGTCACCATTGTCTTCCAGGCCACCTTCTTAGTAGTCAATAAAGGAAACCCGTCTGACATTTTATGTCTGATAGTATAACCAAAGATTGATTTAGTACCAGTTCCTGTTCTATCTTTCTTTTCTACTCCATAGTCAAGTATAGTTTGGAGTAGAGTTTGGTATTGTTTATCTATATTATTCATAACTTATTTTAAATCTCCAAATATAATTTCCAGCTGTTTTTTGTTTTCCACTACAACATGCTTGGATATCTCCTTTTATATATTTTTTAGCTTCTGTAAGACTTGGCCACTCTTTAATAAAATTCATTTGTAAATCATACTGATTAATAGGTTTAGTATATCTATCTTTTTGATATATAAAATTTTCTTCTAATAAATCTTCTTTATATCTCCATATAAATCCATAAGCTGACTTTCTTTTTTTAGAGCAATTTTCTACTATTGACGCTCCTAACTTTTTATTAAGAAATAAAGCAGCCTCAGTAATACTTGACCATTCTCTAATAAAATCTCCTTTTAAACTATATTGTATAACAGATTTATGTAAATAAGGTTTAGGACCTTTCATTTTATCTTTTACTATTTCAGAATGAGTTACAGGACCTCCTCCTCCTTTATTTTCATTCAAAACTATAAATCCCCACTGTCTAAATTGTTCTATCCAATATGTTTCTAATGGTTCCCAATCTTTATAATCTAAAGAATTTACTTCATCAATATAAGTATAAACTATTTGAGAACCATATATTCGCTTATGATCTGCTTCACGAGAATTTTTAGTTTTACCTATATAAACTTTATTAATATCATTATAACAGTTTGTTATAAGATATATTTTTGTAGTATTTATCATCGTAATATTTTTGTTTGACGATAATAAATATTACTAAAATATAAAGAGCCGCAATTAGATTGCGGCTTTTTATTTAGAACATAGGACCATTTTTAGAAATGGATTGTAAAAATTCTTCACGAATCAAATTATCTTTTTCCATAAACACACCACTAAATTTATTGGTACACATAGTAGATGTAGGGTGTTTAATACCACGATTTGAACAACACATATGTTTACTAGCTATACTTACTGCTACAGAACCACATTCCATTTTCTTAGCTATAAAATCATGAATTTGTTATGTTAATGATTCTTGCATTTGAGGTCTACGAGCAAACCAATCTACAATACGATTTAATTTACTTAAACCAATTACATAATTACTAGGCACATAAGCTACAGTTGCAAAACCTACAAATGGTAAGTTATGGTGAGCACAAAGTGATACTACTGGTATTCCTGTTTGAATAACAATACCATTATAATTTTCCTCATTTGGAAACACTGTAATATTAGGTTCATTAGTTACTGATCCTAATACAAGATCCTTCATCCATGCTTTAGCTACACGACGAGGTGTATCAACTGTTTGTGGATCTTTTTCGTAATCAAAACCTACTGCTTTTAAAAACTCACCATAATGTTTGGTAGCTTTATCAATCATTTTTTCAATCTCCTTAGGTGAACGAGGAGCATTCTCATTTGCTTTATTTAATAAGTCCATATTTTTATTTTTCAATTAATATATTATAAGGTAAAATGGAAGCCAAACTTTATACATTTAAAGTTTTATTCCAAGCTGCAATATGCAAACGTGTTAATCCTGTAAAGCGATATTTTTTAGCCATTTCAAGACAGAATTGAGTACGCTCTTCAAAATCAGCTACATCATCTAATCCAGGCATACAAACCACATTTTTAAGTGGTATATTAAATGGCTTTACAAAGTCACGAAATAATTCCTTAACATCATCTTCAGTTGATATAACAAATTTAAACTGATAATTTGAGTGTTCCATTATACGTTTAATAGCTTCAGGATTAATACGTTGTTTTTCAGTCATACCTGAGTTGGCTAGTTTAGGTGAGCAGTTGATCTGATCAAGATCTTTAAATAAAGTATCTTCAATATAAACTGTACCATTAGTTTCTATCTCATAATATGCTTGTATTCCTGTTCGTTCATTTTGGAAATCATATTGATTCCAATAATTAGTAAAATTACAAATAGCTTCCTGATGTCCTTTAATTGTGGGTTCACCACCAGTCCAAATAATATGAATAGTACCATTTTTGATATCATCATATACATCTTGTTCTTTCCACCTATCAATTAAATATTGAAATTCTTTATCTTCACCTCTCCATAGCCATTGAGAAGTAGAATCACAGGTCCAAGTTGCTTTACCTTCCTTATGTAAATCACCTTCAAATATTTCTCCATCTTCTAGTGATTTTTCTTTAAGTAAGTTATTAGTGAATGCTCTTGACATACCACAAGTTAAATTACAAATACCTAATCTTACAAAATAAGATGGTACACCTGAACTTTTACCTTCACCTTGTACTGAATAAAAGTCTGAACTAATTAATAGTTTATTTGGATCAATTACACTCATTAGAATGGTAGTTTATTATTGTTATCTTCTTTTTTAAAATATTTGTCTAGGAAACTTTTAGGATACATAATTATTTTTCCTTCATATTTAGGATTAGATACTTGCTTTGAAGCTGTAGGAATTTTTTCTGTCTTAGAAGCCTCATATACTTCTTTTCCTAATTTTCTACCTGCTGGTTTGCCTAAATAATCATATACAGACATCATTATGTCTATATTGTCTGTTGAATTACTTGTCCAATTACTCCCCATAACTTGCGCTGTTTCTTTCGTGTTCATATACTTCTACTTTTATGGCTCTAACTCGGCCGTTTGTTTCTTCTTTAAGAAATGTATTTATTTTTTCATATAAAAATTCTGCAAAACGCTCACATCCAACAGCAGGTAAAATCCTTAACTGTATAAGACCATCTGCGTCTAGCATTCTAAATATATCTAAGCTTGGATCATCATCGGCTACTATTGTTGTATGATCTAATAGCCATGCAAAATAATCTTTTGGAGACATTCCTCCAATATTAGCTTTAGCTCTTTTCATACCACCAAAATCAAATACCCAATGACGATGATCTAAATCACCTTCAAACCATACTCTAAATGATATAGCGTAACCATGAAGGAATCTACAATGTGTTCCATCAGCTCTCCATTGACGGAAACAAGCTGAGTAACCATCAAATAGCTTTGTTGATTGATACTTACCCATTAATCAAATTATTTAATTGGTTAGCATTAATAGATCCTACATACCTTTTAATTTCGTTATTATTTTCTAAAATAATAGTTGTAGGTACACTTTTAACATTATATTGTTCAACTAATGATACATCATAATCTACATCAATCATTGCTACTTGAGCTTGATTAGATTTTTTAATTTGTTCAACAATTGGAGTGGTCGCTTGACATGCTGTACACCACTTAGCAGAGAAATAAAGTACTTGTTTCATTTTTATTTATGATTTAAAATTATTTGTTCAACATGATTTTTTGCTGTTTCCCAAGATACTTGACCTGTTTCATCAGCATATTTTACAGGATCAGGACGACCTAACTTAATAAATGCTTCAATACGTTCTACAGATGAAGCTGATTTATAATCTGAGAACCATTCACCTCCATTAACTGACCATGAATGTTTCTTAAAAATAGGTTTATAACTTGTATTTGTACGTTTATATACTTCATTAAAGTTTAAATCTAACTGTTTACAGCATTCTTCTCCATCCTGTAAAATACCAAATTTATCAGTATCAAGATATGGAGTATAGAATTTTACTTTTTCAGAACCCCAATTACCAATTTTAAACGCTTCCATATCTGCGTCTCTAAATTCTTGTCTACAATCAGGATAAATAGCATGGTCACCAGCATGAATACCCATTGCAATAAAACAATCAGTATTATTTTTATCTGCTATTGATAAAGCAGCTGCTTGTATAATACTTGAAAATATTTTATTACGATTAGGTACAACTGTATCTTTCATATTTTCCTCAGCATAATGGCCTTCAGGAACATCTGCTCCGCCTTCTACTAATGTAGAATTAAGTAATTTACTCAAACCATCAATTTTAATAACTTGATGTTTTATATTATGTCCTTCATTATTTAAATACTCTACTAATTCTTTAGCTCGTATAAGTTCTACTTTATGTTTTTGACCATAATCAAAAGATAAAGCTGTTACCTCATATCCATTAGCTAATAAATGAAGTAATAAAGTACTACTATCCATTCCGCCTGATAGGCTTAGTACTGCTTGTTTCATAGATAACTTTTAAATGTTTTAATATTATTAAATATAATTTCTTCAATATTGGAGTCCAAACTTTCATTAAAAAACTCTTCTATTTTTTCTACAGGTTTTTCTATTGATGTAATAATATCATCATAAGATACTCCTTTACATCCCCACACAACTGGATTACTTGTATCTAATGTTTTAATAAATTCATATCCTGGTCCATAATATTTAAATTCATCAGGTATAGCACAACCTAATAAATGATGATGGACACTAGAATCAATAACATTAGTTTTTAATAATTGATTTATAAAATAAATTCTTCCCATCATTTTAGATACTGATAAATTCTTATGAGGGAAAAATTGTTGATATGCTGTTGAACTATGATTAAATGCTATACATCTAATTCCTAAATCAATGTATTCTTGATATAATGAAGAACCAATTTCATAATCAGTACATTGAATAACAGCCATTAACTTAGTACTTTCTGGTAATGATGCCTTAACTACGTTTTGCCAATACTTAGCATTACGATAGCTTTGAAACGCATCATTCCAAACATCAGGAATTACAAATATATCAGGTTGTAATTCATTAACAAATTCAATTAATTGTTGTTGAGTAAATGAATCTCCTTCAAACAAACCATTATCAGCGATAATGAATCGTCCTTCTTTTTTAACATTTAAATAATGCTGTTTATATTCTTCAGATTTGAACCAATATGTTGGTAAACAAAATTCATAATCATTCCAATCATAACTTTTATTTAAAAGACATAAAGGTAATTCATGAGATGTTTTTATCATAACTTATTGTTTATTATAAATATAAAATTAAAATTTGTAATATCCAAATTCTATATTTTTATTTTTTAATTCTTGAATTTTTTTCTCTATTTTTACAGGCATTTTACCTTGAATACTTCCAAAATTATCTTTATAATATAATTGTTCTTTTCCTGATCCATCACATATATCTGTTCTTTCAACTGTTTCTACCCAAAAACCATTTGGATTAGTAATTTTAGAATAAAGATGATTATTTAATTTAACTGATAGATATGTTCTGTTCCATCCATCTTTTGTTTCCATTGAATAAAAAGTAAATTTTTCATCTATATCTGTGCCTTGTTTCCATTTATATACACTCCAATTTCTTTTATATCCAGTTTCTAACCAATGTAACCAATCAGGAGAATTAGAAACCCCAGCGCCATATTCAACTAAAATCCAATCCCCATTTTTATCTTGAGTTATAAGATTATTTTCTATAAGATATTTTAAAGACTTATGTGGAAGGTATTTTTCTACAATATCTTTACCCCATGGTTCATAAATTCCTTCTTTTTTAATAAAACCCTGATATTTGTTCTCCAATATTGGAGTCATTTCTGGGTATTCTTCGATTTGAGCTAAAAAATTAAGGTTTGGTGATGTCATCATAACTTATTGTTTATTATAAATATAAAAATTTAATTCTTAGAAGCCAAACCTAGTAAGTCTTTATTTCATCATTATTTTTTCTTTTAAAAATAGGAGGTACAAAATTAAAAAACGATTTATTCACTGGTGGAGGAGGAACAGAAGGAGCCATAACTGGTGCCTGATTCGGATCTAATTGTATCATAGGTTCCTTGGGTACCTCAGTTGGTCTTTCATTATATA